GAATTAGATTCTAGTTCGGATGAGTGCTTATCATGTCAGTAAAAATCAATGAAAATACAAGTATTGGTCTCCCGTTAAGAAACTTAATTGGGTTGATCGGTGCAATCGTAGTTGGAGCCTGGTTTGCATTTGGTGTGATTGAAAGACTCAATCAATTAGAAACCAAAAATCAATTATTTGAAAAAGATTTATTAGAGGCGAGCGTTCAAAAACCAATCGATCAGGAACAGTTCATGATCTTAGAATGGCAAGCAACACAAATAGAAAAAATGCAAAAAATGTTAGAAGCAAATGTACACACAGGTGTAATGTTAGATTCTCATGAAAAAGAAATTGAAAAGTTAAAAAAAGATATTGAAAAATTAAAAGATGCAACAAGAGATATTAAGTTTGCAAATGGTAATGGGGGACATTAATGACACAAGTAGTTATTGCATTATGTTTATTTATAAGTGGTGAATTAGTAGAGCATCGTATTCAAAGCTCAATGTCTGATTGTTTAAAGCATAAGCGTGAAGCCACTCGTCAAATGGAAATGAACAATAAGACATTTATGTGCGGGGAGGTAGAGGCTGAGCTTTACAAGAACGTAGATGGAAGCTATAGTATAGATAAAATTATTCAACCGAAATAATGAACCTTTCCAGAAATTTTACTCTTCAAGAGTTAATCAAATCGGACACAGCGATCCGTAAAGGGATTGATAATAATCCTAATGCAGATCAAATAGAAAAATTAAAAAGACTTTGTGAAAATGTTCTTCAACCTATCCGAGATCATTTCGGCAGAGTTAAGGTGACTAGCGGATATCGTAGTCCTGACTTATGTTTAGCTATTGGTAGCTCGATCAATTCACAGCATGCTAAAGCTGAGGCCGTTGATTTCGAATGTGTTGGTGTAGATAATGCTGAGGTGGCTGATTGGGTTAATCAGAACATTAGAACAGATCAGTTAATTCTTGAATATTATACTCCAGGAGAACCTAATTCTGGATGGATTCATGCAAGTTGGGTTGAATTTAATCCAAGATGCCAGTATATGAGAGCATATAGGGAAGATAAAAAAACTAAATATAAACCAATTATAGGAAAGGCAGTTGATTTAGTATGACAATATCACGATCTCAAATGACTCAACAAATTGATGGTAAATTACGTGGGGCGAAAAAACAAAAGAAAAAGAAACTACAAGTTAAAAAATCCAATAAGAAGAATCCTCTCTCTAGGACATTTACTGTTTAAGCCAAAAGTGATACAATCTAAGAAGTTGTACAACCGTAAGAGGCTTAAAAATGACGAAGTTATGTAGTCGAGGCAAAGCGGCCGCTAAAAGAAAATTTAAAGTATACCCTAGTGCGTATGCTAACGCTTATGCTTCAAAAATATGTGCTGGTAAGATAAAAGACCCATCTGGAAAGAAAAGAAAAGATTGGGGTCCTAAAAAAGCTTATCAAGGTAAATTCATTCAAGTAGAAATGGATGGTCAATCGTACAGCAATCCGTCCCTTGTAAGTTATTATGGAGACTTGATAGATGAGTAAAAACGGTTTAAAAAAATGGTTTTCAGAAAAATGGGTAGATATTGGAGCGAGAAAAAAAGATGGTTCTTATCAAGAGTGTGGACGAAAGTCTGCGAGCTCTTCGAAAAGGAAGTATCCAAAGTGCGTACCACTTGCAAAAGCCACAGCGATGACAAAATCGCAAAAGGCGAGTGCTGTCAGACGAAAACGTGCAGTCCCAAATACTGGCCCTAAGCCAACTAACGTAAAAACAGCTTTTATGGGAGGAATGATACCTGTAACTCCTTCTCAAGCAATAGCTGCAGCACAACAATCTACTCCACAGGACTATATTAATTACAAAATGACAGGTAATATACAACCAGTAGATAAAGTAACTCAACCTGTTGAAACGGTAAAAAAAGAAGAAGTAGAAGAAAAAAATTCAGGAGGTTTAGTATTTACTAAATCTATACAACAAAATTATTATAAAGATTTAATATAGGAGGATAAATATGATGAAAACTATGCCAGGTGGCGGAAACGCTTACGCAAGAATGTCTTCTCTTAAAACCGAAAAAGCTAAATACGGTAAAGAGATGAAGAAGAAAAAAGATAAGAAGAAAAAGAAAAAAGATAAATAATGGCTACAAGCGGCACAACATCTTTTGATTTATCTATCGATGAGATAGTAGAAGATGCCTATGAGAGAATAGGTATGAGAATTAATTCTGGTCATGATATAAAATCAGCTAGAAGAAGTTTAAATATTTTATTTTCAGAATGGGGTAATAGAGGTGTGCATTTATGGAAAGTAGCTTTAAACGAAGTTGCTTTAGTTGCAGGACAAGCAAACTATACAGTACCTACAAATGTTAGTGATGTATTAGAAGCTTATATTTCAACTGCAGGAGGAACCCCTGGAACAACCACTAATGATTTAACTTTATCTAAAATTGATAGATCAGCTTATGCCGCTTTACCAAACAAAGGTGTTCAAGGACAGCCTTCACAATACTATGTAGATCGACAAACAACACCAGTTATTTATTTATATCAAACTCCAGATTTATCTACTTATACTTATTTAAAATACTATTCGATTAATAGAATTGAAGATGCAGGTGCTTACACAAATACAGCAGATGTGTCTTACAGATTTATTCCATGTATGATTTCTGGATTAGCTTATTATTTAGCTATGAAGAGATCACCTGAAAGATTACAGTTTCTTAAGTTAGTTTATGAAGATGAAATGAAAAGAGCTTTGGATGAAGATGGTTCTAGAACAAGTTTATTTATAACTCCAGAGAGTTATTTTCCACAGGGGTAAATTATGGGAAGATTTGCAAGAGGTAGTAGAGCTTTATCAATATCAGACAGATCAGGAATGCAATTTCCTTATCAAGAAATGGTAAAAGAATGGAACGGTTCCATTGTCCATTATTCGGAGTTCGAGAAAAAACATCCACAGTTAGATCCTAAATATCATGCTGCCGATCCTCAAGCTTTAAAAAAAGCTAGACCTGATACATCAAGAGGGACTAGTATTACTGCTTCACTTGATTTACAATATTGGCCTGGACAATATACTGCTAATGGTATGCAACCTGGTACATCGCCAGATGAAGAAAATATTAAAAGACAAGCAGGGATATCTGTAGGAAGTGTTGAAATAGCTTTTCCTACTCAAACTGCAATTAGCACGGGGACAAGTACAACAAGTAATACAGGAAGTGTTACAATAACAATATTATAAATATGACATACGCAGAATTATTACAAAAAGTAAGGGATTATACAGAAGTAGACTCTAATGTATTAACTGATTCTATTATTGAAGATTTTATTAGAGATACTGAATTAAAGATTTTTAGAGAAGTAGATGCTGATTATGCTAGAGAATATGCCACTGCTAATGTAGTTGCTAACTCGCCTTATTTAGATTTACCTAATGCTACATCTAGTTCTGGATTAACTTCTACTAGAAGAGCAATTATTGTAAGATCATTTTTAGTAGAAGACTCTAATCAGTCTCCTACAACCAAAGAATACGTAGAACCAAAAGATACTAGCTTCATATTTGAGTATAACTCAACAGGAGCTACAGGAGTACCTAAATATTATGCGATGTGGAAAGAGACAACTATTTTAATGGCTCCTACTCCAGATCAAGCCTATAATGTACAACTAAGTTATATTTATACTCCAGATCATCTTTCAGCTACAAATACAACTACCTATCTATCTGATAATGCACCAGAACTACTACTATATGGAACCTTAGTAGAAGCATATGGCTTTTTAAAAGGACCCTTAGATATGTACAAATTGTATTCAGACAAGTATAATGTAGCTATGCAAGGTTTTGCGTTGGAACAAGTAGGTAGAAGACGTAGAGACGAATATCAGGACGGAACACCTAGAATATTAGTTCAGGCACCATCTCCTGATAAAGGTAATTAAAATTATATATAAGGAGTAATAATTATGGCAATAGCACAAGCAGTTTGTAATTCATTCAAACAAGAAATACTAGAAGGTCAACATCAATTTGAAACTGGTGGTGACGTATTTAAATTAGCGTTATATACATCAGATGCAAATTTATCTGCAGCGACTACACAATATGCAGTAACTAACGAAGTACCAGATTCTGGAGAATATGTTGCAGGGGGAGGAGCTCTTCAATCTCAACAAACAGGTTTGGACACAGGCGTAGCAATTGTTGATTTCGCAGACTTATCTTTTACAGGTGTAACTTTAACAGCTAGAGGAGCTTTAATTTACAATACAAGTGCTTCTAACAAAGCAGTATGTGTGTTAGATTTTGGATCAGATAAAACTGCAACTAGTGGAACTTTCACTATTCAGTTTCCAGCTTTCACATCAACAGCTGCTATTTTAAGAATCGCTTAACAACGAGTAGGATTATGAATGGCCACTTGGGGTTCACAGACATGGGGTTATGAGAACTGGGGAACACTCGGTGATCAAGCTGTAGACCTTAGTGGCCAATCAACTACAACATCCGTAGATTCAGTAACAGTAGACGCTCAAATTCAAATTGGTTGGGGCGGATTAGCTTGGGGCGAAGGTGAATGGGGAGATTTAACAAGCCCTAATATTGACGTTTCAGGTAATAGTTTAACTTCAACAGTTAATTCTGTTAGTATAGCTCTTGGTATTGATGCTATAACAACTTCACTTTCTTTAAATACAGATACAGGAGAACCTTTTGTAACTGCTCCTCTTGAGGTAGACGTAACAGGTGAAGAATTAAACTCAACTTCTTCTACAGTATCTCTTGAATTTAAATATTTAATTGGAAGTGTAGAGGCTACAACAACTGTTGATTCAGTAGATGCACAAATCGATGTTGACATAGAGCTTACAGGTCAAGAATTAACTGTAGCAGAAGGAACAGTTGATCCATCTCCAGATGCAACAGTTACAGGTATTGGTTTAACAGTTGGTCTTGGACTTGGTACTGTTATAGCAGGAGCTGATACAGATATAACTGGTAATGATTTAACTTTAGGTCTTGGAAATTTAAATATAGAAGGTACAACTAATTTAGATTTAACAGGTCAAGAATTAACTGTAGCAGAAGGAACAGTTGATCCATCTCCAGATGCAACAGTTACAGGTAATGATTTAACTTTAGGTCTTGGAAATTTAAATATAGAAGGTACAACTAATTTAGATATAACTGGTAATGATTTAACTTTAGGTCTTGGAAATTTAAATATAGAAGGCACAGCTAATTTAGATTTAACAGGTCAAGAATTAACAGGAAGTACTGGTCAGTTAGAGTATGAAGCAATTTATCAAGTAACTAACGGATCTGAAAATGTAGTTGAGTTTACTGCATACAACCAAGCACAATT